GACTTTAACCCGCCCGGGAGATTTGCGAGAGTTCCTGCATCTACGAGCTGACGTATCAAGGATGTTCCTGCCCGAGCATACCCACCTATGATGTGAATAAGCCCAAGACCATAAAATCCAAACCCCGGAACATATACATAATGTACAAAATGCTGTCTTTTCAGTTTAAGTTCATCATCGGGATTCCAGTTTCTACGTATAGCTAAAACTTTATTATTGCCACGTTCTATAGTTACTATGTACGGTTTTGCTATCTCATCATCACTATCATCAATACCTTCTATGACAATATCAGCATGAATTTCGTATATGGCATATCTGTCGTCATCTGTTAGGGAGTATCCGCCTTCTTCTGCTTTACGTACTTCTATGTCCGTATGAAATGCCTGCGGCTCTCCTAAATCTTCCACTTCACGGTAAAACTTGTTAGCCTGAAGCTTCTTTAACTCGTTATTAGTCTTACGCATTATATGTGTAACACGTTCAGCTGTTTCTATATGGGAAGCCCCGTAAGGAATAATTACATCTTCTGCAGGGATATATATGGCACATTGTCTTCCTATGTTAGGGTCATAGTAAACTTTCTTAAATGCCGAACCTGATAAACCAAGGCTGTACAGTAATCTTTCGTGCTCGGGTCTATACTCCACCATGTTTTCAGTAAGTTCATAATTCATATCCCCTTTAACACGAGTAGCCGCTTCTTCTTTTTCCTTTGTTTCGTCACCGATAATTTTAGTCTTTACAGGCCCGAGTGCAGGGAATGTTTCACTCATGGTTTCTGCCTGAAATCTTATAGCAGCTTCTGCAAGAACTGTAGAATAAACACCACAGGCTCCTTCCCAGGGGTCAGTGCGTTCCTCATATTTAAATCCCAATACATCCAGACCTTTTACGAATGTATCCGCCCAGTCTTTCCTGCTTTCAATATCAGCATCAACCAGACCAACAAGTTCGGAAGATAGAGTATCAAGAATATTCTCCTCGAGTGTTTCAGCAAGGTTGGCATCAAACTCGGTTTCCCCTGCCTCTTCCCCAGGAATTAAAGTAACTTCCACACTGCCGTCATCAAGGGTAACCATGTCGGGATTTACAATTTCAATCTCCAAATCCGCTTCCGGCATTTTACCGTTCTTCTTTATTTCTTCCTCTATTCCCAGAGGAGCTGGGGATATTCCTTTTTCAATAGCCATAGTTTACTCCCTAATAATAAGCTGATCTTCTTTTAAAATACTGCACTTCATCAGATTCGTCACTAGGTAATCTTATAAACCCGCCCTGTCTGAACCTCATAAGTGCCATTACTGTCGAATCAACCAAGTCATCATGACTCATAAATGGAAATCCTGCAATCTCTTCTATAACTTCTTCTGCCCATCTTGTCTCCGGAACCCATACAAGTCCGGAAGATACAATATCAGAAACAGAATTTAGACGAGCCAGTTTATCTCCTGAGCCTCTATGCGGGGTATACTCCTGTATTGGCAACCCCATTCTACGCATCTCCTGATAGAGAGCCGTACCTGAATTTTTCTTCTCCACAATAAACGAATCAGGCTCCCACGCAGAATATTCTTCCATCGCTAATTCTTTTAGTTCTGGAAACTCCATACGCCTTTTTATACTGTTTAACAAGATAATATTATAATTATCTTTATGTTCATTTAAAAATACACCCCATGTTGTCAGGGCGGTAAAGTCAGCCCTGTTATGGGTTTCTGCCGCAGCATCGAGGGACATTATAATATATTCGCATGACGGAGGACTATCTTCTTTCCAGAACTGCCACCATTCCCTTTTGACCAAAGCTGCTTCTTCTGCAGTAGGTTCCTGCTGATACTGGGCATTCCACTGGAATACAGGCATGGAGGCCTTGGTGCGGAGCAAAGCTTCGAGGTCAAAGAACTCAGGCCACAAGGGCTTTTGCACAGATTCATTTGTTTCTTTCTCTACAACATCCAGTATAGCAGGAAATTCTACAACTTCATATTGATCGGCTTTATCATTTTTTGACATATCAGTTGTTACACGCCCAGTCAGGTCGTCCATATGCCATCTTGTCTGTATAATAGCTACACGACCTCCCGGCATAAGACGTGTACGAGCACCAAAAGTAAACCACTCATAAGCCTTTTCAAACACACTAAAATTACCATTAATAACGTCCTGTTCCGAATGCGGGTCATCAATAAGGAGCAAATCCGCACCACGACCAGCGATTGATGAACCAATACCGCAAGCATAATACTCCCCACCAAAATTTGTATTCCAACGTCCTGCTGACTTAGAGTCAACAGCAAGCTGTACTTCAGGGAATATCTTCTTATAATCGTCTGTAGCAATTAAGTTACGTACTTTTCTACCAAAATCTACCGCTAAATCTGTTGTGTGCGATACCATCATTACTTTTTTATTAGGATTCCTGCCAAGGAACCATGCAGGGAACATAATGGACACGAGCTGGGATTTGCCATGTCGAGGGGGAATATTGACGCAAATTCTATCTTTATTGCCCTGCTCAATGTCCATTAACAGGTTTGCAAGCAGTCTATGATGTGTCCCAACAATGTAATCGGGCTGCATATGCTTGCAGAAAGCTATTAAATCATCATAAACTTTCTTATTATATTTACGATCTGACAATTCATTGACCAATTTATCTATTTCTGCCACTTCTTCAGAGGAATACTGATCCAGATTATCCAACATCGTGGTAATCTCTTCTTCAGTAAAGTCTATAACAGCTTCAGTTGGCATCTGATTTCTCTTCTGTCCCTAATTCCTTGTCTACATCGAAGGATTCCCCTTCAATGACTACTACATCTTCCACTTCTTCATCATTCTGGGCTAATTTTTCCAGTTTTTTACGTAATTTTGCCTTTAAATCGCTTGTTGACTGGTGTGTTATAGTCACTTCCGACTTTTCTGCGAACAATCCAACGTCAGAAATCTTACCAAGAAGCTCCAGAGCACGTATGCGTACCTTTGCATCAGGGTTTTCGGTCTCCAGAACAAGTTTATTGGTAACCATATGCCTGATATGTACTGCACTTTTGACCACTGACTGCCCAAATTCGGTTAATATACTGTCAGTCAGTACAAGAGAAGCAGGTGTAAGGGCTGCAGCTTTCTTATTTGTAACCTTTTTAGAGGTTTTATCAGGATCATCAGCATAAGACGTGGATAATTTAGCGGCTACATCCTTGTCTTCAGCAGTCGGTTCAAGGTCAAGCCCCTGTTCTTCAAGTTCTTATGCTGTATTAGCCGCTGCTTTAGTGCGAGCAGTCAGGTCCACAGAAACCAACTCCGGTGGCTTTTCAACCCCAACTTCAGGTTCTATCAGTATAGTCATACATAATATATCGCAGGTTTAATTACCGTTACCTATTATATATACAAAAAAAATTTTTTTACAAGAGGTTTTTGGGTCCCATATGGGGGGCCTTCCTGTATTTCAAAATTTTACAGATTACTCGTGTAAATTAGTAATATAAGAGAAGCTAGGAATCCTAAAAAATAAAGTGGTTGGGTGGGTATGGGTATGGTATAAAATACCAGTTTTTGTCATTATATATCATTACTTGTTATGATACGTCGCAATACATCACCATTAATAAATAATAATATGTTATAGTATACTTGCAAGACAGGTATTTTATACTTGTTTGATTGCGTAACTTGTTAGTGTTTCCACTAACATAACTTAAGGAGATTTCCAATTATGGATAATCAAAACAATGTCGAGCAAGACATTCCAAAAATTGCACCACGTCCAAATAGTCTTTCAGATGAATGTTTATCTGAGTTAACTAAAACAGCAACAGCTAAAGCAAAAGGCAACACATCAACCAAAGCATTAGTTATAGCGTGGTATGGTTTGGGTTATACTCCTCAATGGTTAATATCACCAGAGGGCAATAATAAAGCTGAAAGTAGAGCAAGCAAAAAAGACTTTCATAATACCAAACTTGCTATTGTCTCTGGATTTCCAAAGGCCGCCCAAGAAATGCTTGCCGTTAGTGTCGATAGCTTGCCAAATTCAGTTATGTATGCTGAGGCACCATTTCTTAGGAAATGTAAGGCACATAGAAGGCATTGGCAACAACAGATAGGTGCCGTTATGTCTGATGTTAAATCAGCTTTAACTACACTCTGCCGAGATAATCCTCAAAATTTTGAAGGTAAAGACTACGGCACAAAAGGTGCAGGCAATGCTAAATCTAATAAAAAAGATGTAGTCTTGAAACTTCTAAAAAAACTTGTTTCAAAAGATGTCGAAGCTTTGGTATCTCTTCAAGAGAAACAAGATTTAGATGCTTGTAAATTTAGGAAAACACAATTTACTTCCTACGTTCATAAAGCAATAGCTGAATTAAATAAATTAGCTATCAAATAAATACCTAACACTAGGGCCAAGTTAATAGCTTGGCCCTATTCACTCTAACAAACTATGAGGAAAACAAAATGACTAAAGATGATTTATTAAAAATAATTAAATTCGATGATGGCATTGATTTAATATTAGATGTAATTAATAATCCAAGTACTACAATAAAAATAAATGATGATTATTTTATTGAGTTTGATAATACTAACGGCCTTGCCGGTGGTGGTAAAATATTCATACGTTCTTATAGAGGAGAGTTAGATAATTGCATTGAAAAGCGGCAAGATTATTATCACAAGTATTGCTCTAATATTTACGACATTTTAAAAGAAATAAAAAAATATAATTTAAAAAGATAGCAATAAAATTAATTAGGCTAGGATTTTTCCTAGCCTTTTTGAAGCCAGTGCTTTGAGTAGCGTTGAGCATCACATTAATTCCCTCCCCATACTTTCCCCCAATACTTTCCCCCATAACTCGTTAGTGTATTCACTAACACATCTGAGACCAGTGCTTTGAGTAGCGTTGAGCATTTTAGTTAGTGATTTCACTAATGTTCCACAATGTTCCAGTAATGTTCCATAATGTTCCATAACTGTGGAACATTATTGTTTTGTTATGTTTTGTTTAGTTCTATTAGTAGCAGTGCGTTTTCGTCCTATCAGAACTTGCAGTTTAATGCAGTTTTATTAATAATTTATAATGTTACTTTTTAGAAGAATTATACCCACTTACTTTGAGTCTTCTTAATGAGTTTTTAAATGTTCCTCTGTTTAAGAGACCCCCAAGAGCGTGGTATAATTTCCGTTTTCACGGCAACATTGGAACATTCTAATTAAATCAATGACTTACAGAGTAGCACTGTGGAACATTACGGAACATTACAGTACATTACACCTATTGGTACGTTTAAATACGTTCTGACCTACTTTACCAAAGTAGCTTTTCCAAAGTAACCAAACTCCACGATTTGACAAGTAACGTGTTTTGTGGTATACTATATACATAATCAAAAAAGGAGAACAATTATGTATAATACGAAATCAAAACTACAACAGCATACAGAGTTAGTGATTTCACTAACAACTGAAATCTTTCACACGGACACTACGTCTTACTCGTTCCCGTACAGTATGGCACACGAACTGCGACACCAAGACAATCGCATCACCAAAGAAAGATTAATCAACAGACTTCAAGCTATTACCACAGCTAATCAATTCTC